TATCTGTGTCGCTTTCTACTATTTGTGTTGTGCTTGATATATCTAATACAGGTCTTATATTAAATTGATCTCTAATAGTTTTAGCTAAGTCTGTGTTAAACTCCGAAAAATCTATTGACGGTCTTATCTTAGTTAGTGTTTCTGTTGGTGTTGCAGGTGGTAAATTCAAATCACCACTCCAAACAGTTAAATCAATAGTTATACCCGTTGTTGTAGAATAATTAAAAGGTGTATAAATATAAAAAGGTGATCTAACTAATAATGATTGTATGTTTTCTGGCGTTGGGTCTGGTGCTTCGCTTACTGTAATATAAGCTAACTTTGTTTCACCATCAGAACCAGTATCATTCGTAGCTGTTAACGTAACGTCATAAGTTCCCGCACTTGCGTAAATATGTGTTGGGTTTTGTGATGTGCTTGTACCACCATCTCCAAAAGTCCAACTCCAAGAAGTAGGGATGTTAGTTGTTAAGTCTGTAAAGTCAACACTTAAAGGATTATCACCACTTGTAGGCGTACCACTAAAATCAGCAACGGGTAAAGGGGAAACACCATTATCAGGCGTTAGTGTTGCCGTTCCTGTTTGTGAAGCACCTACTGCGCCATCGTTAAAAGTTTCTCCAATAGTTTCACTAGAAATTAATACTTCGTTAGTGTTTTGAACTACTGTAACATAACCCGTCGGATAATCTAAATCAAATGCTGCTTTGAAATTTATCGCTGCTCGTTCTCCTGCGTTTGCTGTTGGTATTCCCTCTGTAACTTCAAAACCTGCACTTCTAGAGGCTACCCAGGTCCAAACACCGCCTTGATAAGTTGAAGCACCTAAATAGGTGTTGAATTTTATTGTATCTCCACTAACCCAATCATTAGTAAAATCTATTAATAAAGTATTATACGTTGGCATTATCTATTTCTGTTTAATGTGAAATCCATAAAATCTTCTACATCTAAAGCGTATGCTTCTACTAATTCATTAGGTAATCTTTTAAATGCTTTTTCAAAAGGTATTGTAAAAAAGTTAGTCGGTTTTATTCCTTTCTTAAAAATACTATTCTGTAAAGCAAAAGCCGCACTTCTTCTGTCACGACCCAAAAAAGCACCTGTTTTTCTTTTTAACCACGTTTGTAAAAATCTTACTGGCGGTTTTTTACTCTTATAACTAAACGGTGTGTTGTATTTTTTTTCCGTTCCACTTACACCTTTATCAATAAATGGTAAATAATCTTCAGCAGTTATAAACGCTTCAAAACTATTAGCACTTGCTTTAACATCACCTTTAATAGAACGTTTTAAATCACCACTAGCTTTAGGCGCTCTCTTTTTACTTTCTCTTACTACAAAATCAATAAACTCTTGTAGTGCTTTTTCGGTTTCGTCAAAGTCTAACATGATTTAGTATAAGTATCTGGCACGTCCATTGTCCAAGTTTGCTGCCATCCATCTAAAGTATTCTCTTTTGCAAATGATAGTATATTTGCTGTTGATGATTCTTCTATCGTTATATCTGAGCCGTCTATGTTTTTTACAAGTTTGTTTTCTGCTTCTTTTAGAATACTTCTCGTTTCGTTCCAATTATCGTGCCTATCATCGTTTAACCAAAATTTATCGTTTACTATTTCGTTCTTATTTATATCACGTATATCAACTACCGTTACCTCTACATTATATCTTACAACCGCTGTACTATCATTACCAATAAAAGGACTATCCAAAACGCGTACGTGTACTAAAGGATAGATGTTCTTTTTGTAAATATCAATATCATTAGAACCACCAGTAACAACCGTGCTAACACGATCATCACCTTCAAACGTTTCTTTTATCTTTTTTATTAATTCGTAATATGTATTCATAATTTAAAAAGGGTGGCGATTAAACCACCCTGTTAAATATTAATTAGTATAGGTTAACTTAACAATTTTATCGGATAACTGATAATCAGCTTTGTCTACCTCTAAGAATCTACCAATAAAAGTAGGTACATCATGATAAAGAACAGTTCCCCAAAATTTAGTTTCATCACTAGATACTTGTGTAGGGTCATTAATAACTGTTGAGTTAGATGCACCTAGAAATATTCCAACTTCTTCATAGTTTACTGGAATTTCTTCTTTCAAAATTTCTGAATTCATTTTAAATATATTTAAAGTTTATAATAATTCAACTCCATCGTTTAATTGCGTCCATAGTTGGGTTACCTCTGATTGGACTAAAATTTTATCCCAAATACTTGCTTCGTCTATAAGCCCTTTGTAATATTGATCCGAAGAACCACTATAACCTATAATCACATCACTGGCCTGTGATGTAAAAGTCATTGTATCGGTTAACTGTAACACGCTATCAATATACATTTTAGTCCCATTAGTAATTCCGTCATTAAAAGTTAAAATTATTTGATGCCAATTACCATCCAATACATTTACACCAGTACTTTTAAAACCACTTGGTACACCCCAGCTATACCAACCCAATATTTCATTATTTATAAAAACAGAATAAGCTAAAGATTTGACTAATATACCTTTAAAACCGCTTAGTACTTCTGATGACTTAATAGCTATTACAATACTCCCTGTCGTTAATTGTAAACTTGCATCATTACCTATATTAACATTAAAACTTTGTGTATTATTGAAATCTCCTGCTTCATTTATAATCCCAGTTTGATATGTAAGTGTAGGTGTGTCTGTGCCATTATTACTACCTTTGCTATCTGTAACATCGTTATTAAATTTATAATAAGAAACTAAGTTAGTGGTGTCTATGCCTTGATATGCACTACCATATTTAAACCAATTCTTGTTGCCTATTCCAAAACCTATTCCCATAAGTTTATTATTTAAGTGCTAGAATACTTGTTGCTGTTGTTCCTGTTAGCTTAACCTCACTACAAGCTACTGGTAAAAACGTACCCGCTGCAACTCCCACAAAAGTTACACTACCAGCTTGACCGATTGGCACTACAACCACATCACCAGCACCGCCTACATACAACGCTTCGTTTTCTAATACTTCATCACCAGCTAACGCTAATAATCTAGCTTCTACTGCAAAATCAGGTCTATTTTTAAACTGTCCCATTATCTTTTTTTTATTTATTTAATTATTGTTCAATCTCTATATCTGGATTATACATATTTATATGTTGTGTAAACCCTTTATTATTTTCTTCTTTGTACTGATAAACAAAATACAAATCATCGTAAATATTACCCGTGTCGTTATTATGCCACATTATCTTTTCTTTATTAGTTCTGCTTCTAATCTATTCTTATCAGCTTCAAATGCTAAAAACATTAACGCTTCATGTAATCTTAACTTACCAACCTCGTTGAATCTTCTAATGTCTGATTGAGCCAATGCGTAATAGTTTTGATACCATCCCCACTTAGACCCGAAGTTTTGTATTTGTTCGGCTGACTTTCCACCTGTTCCTCGATATAATTCAGGGTACAATTCAGTAAGTCTTTCTGTAAATTCAAAAAAAAACTAATAGCGCCTAACATTACATCTAACGTAACATCTAAACTTTCACCGTTACCCTCGTATTCTTTTATCTGATATTTGTCTTTTTTCTCTACTGTTATAGGTCTATACATTACAGCAGCAGCTTTATCGAATGTTCTTGTTTCTTTTAGTAGTGTTTCTAAATCAGCCTGTTCATCTACCGTAATATCTTCTAACTTAGGTATAAAACCATATTTAACACCGTTTATCGTTGTTTTTAGAACTAGATTAGGCTTCTCATTCAATGCGTTTGTTATCGTTTGTATAACGTCGTTAAAATCGTTTTTACGTATCTTTCCTACTATATCATCAGGAACGTTACAGAATATACCAACAAGCTGCCTATTCACAAAAGCCACATCTTCTTTACCCTCTGTTGTTTTAATAAACTTTTGATATTGTGATAGTTTAATATCACTTAATGAAGTTGGTACTTTTAACTTAACTTTCATATTATTATAATACTTTTTTTAAATATTTGTTTTGTTATTTCAAAAATTTGTTTATCTTTGATTAAGTAAATGTTTTCATAAGAACATTTGATTTAGTTAATTTTGATTAGGGCGAGAAAAGGCTAGTATTAGATACTGGTCTTTTTTCATTTTATCTTATATCATATTTGTTTCTATTAGGGTTAGCTAGATGATAAAATACATTATAACGTATTGCATCAATAGCGTGGTTAAAATCATCTACGTATAGTTTACTACCTTTATCTGCATACACGTAGTTATTTAACTCTTTACCTATGTTTATTGAATTAGGTTCTACTATGATTTCATAATCTAACATTAAAGCTATTCCTGCGCTTATACTTCCCTGGCCTTTTTCAGTTGCTTTTATATTACACCCTTTACTTTTTAGTTCGGTTATTAATCTTGGTTCTGCACTATCAGCTATAATTAAACTTCTTTGTGCTTCTGTTAGATTTATATTAGCTATCTGTGATGTGGTTAGTTTAGGTTTATAACAATGTTCTTTAACGTATATCTTTTTACGTTTCTTATCTATTGCTACTTCTACTAATGTTGTTGGATCAATACTAAAGCCAAAATCTTGACCAAATGAAGTTTGTAATTTATTAGGGTTAAATTCTCCATAACTCCAATTTTCAAACACTACACCTTCAGCTTTATCTAGCCAACCACCAAGAACAACGTGGTCGTATTTCTTTGGGTTAGTCTTTTTAATATACTCAAACGTATCAATACTTTCTTGTGGGGTAAACTCTAAGCAATCTAAGTAAGTAGTGTGAATATAACACACACCGTTCTTTATACCGTTCCACCCCTGCTTAACTCCTGCGTTCTCAAAGTATCTTTTATACACAAAATGTTCTTTAGATGTTGGGTTAAGTATTAGTATCTTTATATTACGTTTACCAGAACTTTTTTTATTACCTCTTATTGATAGACTAATCTTGTTATAGATATCTTCATCTGTTAGTTCTTCAGCTTCATCTAATATCCACATTGAAAAGTCTTTTAAACCTTTTAGATTTGCTGTCTGTATTTTAGAACCAGCTTTAAGACCTTTAAATATTATTTTAGATTTATTAAAGTTTGGTGTTATTCTGTCACGATCTAAAGTGAAGTATGTTTGCATATTTAACATATCTATCTTCTCTTCTACTTCTGAATAGATACTATCCTTTAAAGATGCGTTTGTGTAACGTGAATATAAAACACGATGACCGTAATTAATACAAGCGTTTACTGAAGCTGTTGAAGCTGCAAATGATTTTTGAGAGTTACGCCCACCAGTTAATATAAATGTATGTACGTCGTTGGGTAGGTTAAATAGTGGTTTAAACTTTTCACTTATCCTTAGCACTTGAAAAATGTATTACTGGTATTACAGGGCTTTCTTCGTTTTGTTTTAATTCGGTTTGCTTCAGTTGAGGTACTACGTATTTAGCAAGGTCTAATAACAACCGAACTCTTTGGTCTGGCTTTAATGATTTTAAATCTTCTCTTAACTTAGGTAGATTATCTTCTAATAACAAAGCAAAAGCATCCCTAACTTTAGAGGTGCTTTTATTGGCTACTCCTTTAGGTCTGCCATCTTTATTACCTGATTGTCCCTTTTTAAAAGGCATTACTATAACTGATTTCTATTGTTGTTTTCAGTATTATAATACAAATTTATAGTTTTTGTTTTATTCACCACAATCTATTTTATACATTAAATCACCATCGTACCATTGCTGATCTT